GCTTCTGCAAGTTCTTGGAAATGTTGGATCTCATCATTCATGATTCTCCAAATATCCTTATCATTATAATCTTCATATGCAAGATACTTTGCATATGTTTCAGCAGCGTGCATTTCTATTTCGTAGGAGAGATGGTAAGCAGCGCGAGGAGATATCCAATAATAAACCACATTGATCCAATAATAGATAAGAACGAGGTGTCTGGCAAAGAAACGATCAATCCAATAAGAATTACCGCCCCTAGATTCCATGTACTCCAAATGCTCTGTTTCATTGACGCTCTGCTCGAAGTGTTCTTTCATTAAGTATATGTGCCACTGACCACGCAAACCTAAAGATTCACGTAAATGTAACACACTCAAGAATGCAAAATAGGGTGCCCGAGCAATCTCCTCAAGCACCCAGAAACGTTGAAAATGTCTACCACGATAAAGATAATCAATGATTGCTACAGTAATGTTAAGTGTAACTTCATTGAATTTTTTCATAAAGTATTACGTCTAAACACTACAGTATCTATCACTGTAATGAGTTAATGTACTCATATTCTGTTACCATTTCCTAACTTACTTTTTAGGTTCAATTGCAGATTGAACAGGTGGTTGTTCTTCTCTTTTTGCTACTTTACCATTTCCATTACCACCACCTGTTTTAGCAGGAGACAGTCCGAAGGCAGCTAGCGATCCAGAAAACACCGAGGCTATGAATGTTGGGTCAAAATCTAAAATCTTTTGACCATTTGGAAGTCTAACGTAACTGAATGTGAGGAGAGATGCGGACCAAATAAGTACAACAACTTTCACTAAATTACCCAAAACTTCACTCTTATCTTCATCATGGTCCTTTTCTTCTACCTTTGCTTCTTTGGATTTGTTTCCGAGCATTTAGTATAGAACAAGGCATATTTATTTATTTCATAAGTATTTTAATCTAGAATCGGTATTCGTCAAGAATGTCCAAAACCATACTTAAATATCTATGTGCCATTTTCTTTTCTTCATCATACGGAGTTGGTTCCCAATCCACATTGTTCTTTAACTTCAATACCCTAACCCTCAATTCTTCTACGCTAACTTGATTTCTAGGCATAAAAAAAGACCCTCTACATTATGTAGAAGGTCTTTTCATATTAAATTAGATTGTGTGCGGGAATCATCATACCCCCGTCCATGTCATCGTCATCATCAACATTTCCATCGGTCAATAGGGCAGCAAATATAAACCCTCCTATCATGGAAGCTGCTATGATTAACATATCGTTCACCATACACCTGGGATGATTTGACCCGTGGTTGCGTATGAACCCATGGCGGCGATAACACCAACCATAGCTGCCCAACCGTTAATGCGTTCTGCTTTTTCGTTCATTGTTTTTGCTCCAAAGTTTTGTTGTAAATAACGACTCTGCCATTTTCATGAGTGAATACAAGTTCATCATTTTGCCCCCAGCAGAGTTCTTCGTATAGGGCATTTAGTTTGGAAATATCTTCAAATAATTGATTATTCTCTTGCATAAAAGTCAAACGTTTTACGGATATTCTGTGTGATATCTAGTCCACCAACAAATTTTTCTTTTAATACACCTTCAGCATCCGTAACAATAAGAACTGGAGTTGCAGTAACTTCATACTTTTTTGCAAATGCTTTTGCTTCTTCTGTAGGTTCTGAACCAACATCTTCAAGATCAACATATTCAATAAGATCAGTACGCTGATCTTTCATAGCATTGAAATACCTGTCAACAAGCATACAAGGACCGCATGATTTTTTAGAAAAGAGATAGAACTGATTCATCAAAACAATTCCTCTTCTTTTTCAGTCTCAATAACACAGTCGCTAGTGGGATATGCTACACAAGTAAGAACAAATCCTGCATCAATCTGATCATCATCCAAGAACGATTGATCAGATTGATCAACTGTACCACTGACAATCTTACCAGCACAAGAAGAACACGCACCTGCGCGACAGGAATAATTCATATCAATACCTGCTTCTTCAGCAGCATCAAGAATGTACTGATCGTCCTCACACTGAACAACTTGCTCAGTGCCATCAGGAGTACGAAGAGTAATAGAAAAAGTCATAATAATTAACTATTTGAAAATTTTTTTAATTGTTTAAATTGTTCTGTTACGATTTTACAATCGCTTGTTGGTGTGGCAATACAAGGTGAACAATAACCTTCCGAAATATGATCTGGATCTAGGCATGTGCTTAGATCATCAGGATGATCTACAGTTCCTTCAAGAACTTTAGCAACACAAGTTAGACATTCTCCATTTTTAGTACAGTTTTCATTGAGAGTTATGTGAATGTTATTTTCTTCACAAAGTTGGCGAATGGTTTTATTTTCATCACATTCAAATGTGAGTTCTTCACCAATGTTCGCCAAATCTCTAACAGTTACGTTATAAGGCATTTTTAATCTAACAGTAATGCTATATTTATTTTGAAGTTACTGAAGTCCAACACCAGACATCCAACCACCAGGTCCTTCATGAAAGTTTTCTGAACCACCACCAAAAGATGGAGTAGGGTTTAAATGAAGAGTAGTGTTATTGTTTTTAGTTGCCATCTCATACATGAGTTGATGAATGTTTTCTGGTTCTTTCACATGAATTGAATCAGAATCAATATCTTCTTTAGAAGCATTTTCTTTTGCAACCAATTCCTGCTCTTCCACAAACTTTTCATATTCGATTTTGGATTCTGTGGTTGGTGCAGGACCAAACCAAGGATCATCATCGAGGAACAGTGGAGCTGGATATGTCATTAGTAGGTTTCGGATAATTGTTCTACAGAATATGCCAACAAAACAAAGAAGGCAATGCTTGTTATTGTAAACAATGTTGTAGTCATTGTCAACCCCCTAGTTCGAGATAGAACTTTGTTTGATTGCCTGGAGTATTTTCATAGATAGATGAATCTCCATATGTTTTGTGATCTTTGTATCCTACCATACGACCCTTAGTGTTCTGCAGTGCAGGCATAAAAGCAATAAGGAAGAATACGGCTGGTGCTCCGATGATAAGCGCACCAGAAATTACATAATAAGTAAGAAGTTCAATCATCAGAATCCGAATGCTCCAAAGAAAAATACACTACCAGTAGTAGCATAAGAAATAATAGCAGCAACAAATCCAAGCATAGCAGTGCGTCCATTCAATTTCTCAGCACGTTCGGCATACGTTTCATATCCATAACGCTCAGCATCAGTCTTAGAGACGTACATCTGAGGTTCTTTAGCGAACATATTCTGTTGTCCAAACTCATTCGTTGTTACGGTCATGGTCTTATGTAAAGAACTGTTACATAATTATATAGTAATGTAACAACTTTGTCAACACTATGCTTGTTTTGATATCATAACACAATTGAGTATATTTACTTAGAGTACATTCCTGGAGGTAGAGTTCCAAAATAAGGATCAAATTCAAGCAATTTACTCCAATCATCTATTTCTGGAGATGATTCTCTCCAGAAATTCCACAAACCTTCGTAACTAGATTTGTGGAACGTATCAATGTGATTATCATGAATGCTAGATCCCAATTCAATCTTATACATAAAAACTGGAATTGCATAGGTATTACCAGAATTATAAATCAGATCATCGGCAACAGCTCTTGGTTTAACTCCATTATCGATTTTATACTTATCACCACGAACATGATGATATATAAGTTTTGTTGCATGATGGCGAGTAATTAAATAACATGCCGTAGAAAAATCATTTACAAATCTTTTATGAAGTTTTACATGAATTTCAGATGGATTAATTATAGCCATCTGAACTACATCAAAATCATAGGGAATATGACTAAAAAGTTCTTTCCATGTAAATCCCCAATGGCTAATAGATGAAAGATCACAATCATCTTCCATAATCAATGCATATGGTTCATCTGTTTTTAAAAATTCAACCAATGCTTTTAAGTGAGATGTTGTACATCCTACCTCGCCAGATGACATATTATCAGGATATCGACCCTTTAAAATTCCACCAAGGTCTCTACCATCTCTACCATCATATGCAGAGATACGTGTGTAATTTTTAATACCCCAATATTCAAACTGTTCTTCCATATATTTTTTTCTCTCTGGTTGCTCATCCAGATTTATATAATATACTGGGGGTAATCCTTTTGCTTTATGTAATGATTT